GGCTGTTGAGGCATGACCGATGGGCGGACATCACAAGCGCGTCGTGATGCACGGCGGCGCAAGTTTCAATTCGGTGTGCGGTTGGATTCCGATCTAGCCGCGCAACTGCAGCACTACGCCGACAAACGCCACGACGGCATCATCAACGCTGCTCTTCAAACAATCATCCTCAAATTTTTCAACGGCAAGTAATGGCTGACTTCAACATCGGTTTCGTCCAGTTCACTCAACTTGAGGAGGACAAGCGGACAGAAAAAAGCCCAGACGTCACAGGCTCCATCGAGGTTCTTGCAACCGACGTGGACGCACTGATCAACTACCTGCAAACAGCAGAGCGCGAGGAGGACTACCGAGGCGACGAGGTGGTCAAGCTGCGTTTGGCTGGCTGGAACGGCATGACCCGCAAGAACAAGCCCATGCTCAAGGGCAAGCTGAGCGAGCCGTATCGCCCTGACGCCAAGCCTGCAGCAACTGTTGCGGCAAGCAGCGGCGGCGATTTCGACTTCTGATTAACGGGGCATCATGCGTGCAGTATCGGAAACGCCTGCAGGGTCGGGTGGTGCCGTCCTTTGGTTGCGCTTCGAGTAAGTCCCCGCCTTCTTATGACAAAACCCATCATCAAGCAGGTCAACAAGCACGGCGTCGTTCACTGGGAGGTGACACACGCAGGCATGACGCGCTTCTTCTTGCACGATTGGAAAGCCAAGTGGCATTACGAGTCGCTGCTCAGATATCACCGATCAAGATCAGCGCCTAGAGACACGTCCAAGGATGCGATGTGACCTACAGCCTGCTTGAGGAGCTTGGTTTGATGCCAGCTTTGTTGAGCCATGGCAATACATAAACCCATCAAAGCTTCTTGGTTATCGCAGCTTTTGATCTCTCGAATTGTTCGCTCTAACTGAAGCTCCTCTTCCAGACTCTTCTCAACAATCATCCAGTCGAAAGACATAGAGCCTCCGCTTGGTCATGGGCTAATTGTGATCATCCAACCGGAGTTTGGGCCATCAACCAGCCATCGGTGGTTGAATTCGGACTGACGCACCCGCACAGACTTGCCAGACCTTGATCGGTCGTGCCCTCCCCTCTGCATAAGGGGTTTGCCCATCGGGTCATGCATCACCCAATACTGGTCCCCAACTGGGCTGCGCTTGCCCTGGAAGCCCGTGATCACGGACCAATGGCCGCAGCTGTAGCTGTCGCACATCGGCGGCTCACCGCGCGTCAGGTCGCCGGAATGGAGCCATCCCACGAGGACCGCGCCCCCGCGAGAGATTGACTCTTCGATCATCTCTGGCGTGCCTTTCTGAGTGAACTCCACATCCAGGCCCAAGGCCCGGAGCGTTTGGAGCTGGGCATCAACACTGGTGGTATCGCCGTAGTGGGCCAAGTGGTAGATGTATTCGTTATCTGAATCGACCAGACCGGCGCTGGCTGCGAGCATGGCGGCGGCGGAGGCGAAACATTCACGCCAGCCGTCTTGTCCGTTGTCGAGTTGCTGAAAGTAGGGGACGAAAACTTCTTGATCAATGCCAGCGGCCAGCCAAGCCTCGAGCCACTCACTGTCTTCCTGAAAAAGCTCAGAAAACATGGTTTCTTGTATGGCTGCAACGCCAGCCAAGTGGTAGGGCGAGTCATCGCGGAAGTGCTGGAAGAAGGGCAGCAAACTCAGCACACCCAAAAAACCTACAGACGGCCCGATGATGACTGGGAACAAACGCTTTCGCCAGCCGTGTATCCGGCGACGAACACCAGCATTGAGCTGCACAGCAGCAGCGTGACCGCGCCGCCCGCAACGAACCAACCCGTCACGGAGAAGACGGACATTTTCATTTTTCAACTCTCTTCTCCGGATACAGGTTCGAGCGCACATACGCGCACACTTGGTCGTCGATCGTATTGTCAGTGGAAGCGCAATACGCCTCCAAAAGATCCATCACAAGTTTTTTGACCCCTTCCGATTGCAAGAACCGAAACAAGATTGGGCGGATCAAAAGCAGCATGGTTAGGCCTTGAACTGCACTAATACGTTAGTGCCTATCTGAGTGCCCTTCCAGTCGTGCCACTGAACGCTCCAATTCGTTCAATCTGGCGAACACCTCAACATCTTTGGTCTTGATGTCATCGTGCAAGATCTGCAATCTGCTGGACAGATTGTCCACGGCAGTTGTGAGCCGCACCAAAGAATCACGGCCCTGTTGGCTTTGACGGTTTAGACCTGAAACGCCCAAGCCAGCTACGGTGACGCTAGCCCCGGCAACGGCGGCCCAGACTTCAACCATGACCCGCCCCTAACGCTTGCCCAATCATGGCAGAAACACCGCAGGCCAAGTCAGAAGAACAAGAGGATCATGGCAATGGATGGCTAGGCGACTTTGTACGCCTGACAATCATGATTTGGGCGATGGGTGTGATCACTGCCAACTACCTAGGCATGTTCAAGCAGTCAATCGACGTAACTTTTTCGGCTTCACTGCTTTCCTCCACTGCAGCCAGCTATGGCCTTTCTGTGGGCCGCAACGGTCAAAAGAAGAGAGAAGACAAGAACGTTATCGTTGAGAAAGATTCCAAAGCTGGCATCAAATGACCCGCACACTTTTGGTATTGGGGATTACTTTGGCAGCTGCATCGCCTGCCCATGAGGCCTACAGCTCGGCCACTCGTGGCGGCACCACCTACAGCAGCCAAGGAACCAACGTCACCCCATCGGTCACGGTCAGCGGCACAACGACCAACAACCGCATCGGTGGTCTGGACATGTCCACCATCACCAGCGGCGTTCCGGACATTGTGAACACGGACTATGACGTGACCACCGCCGGGTCGGCTTATTCCATGACGGAAAGCCTGACGGTTGGCGACAGCATCCCCAGCTCCACCACGGTGACGAATGGCGTTGTGCCTTCTCTCCCGTCGATGATGACGACCATCACTGGTGCGGGGGGCGAAACGGGCTCTCTCGCGGCCAGCGTGACTAGCTCAGGCCAAGCAACCGTAACGGCTGGTGATGCTGGAACCTCGGCCATTCTGTCCACCAAGATCGAGCTGGAAATTGACTAGGGCTTGGCTGCTGGTTTTGCTGCTGCCTAGCTCAGCTATGGCCGCACCTATCGTTCCTCAGTTCACCCAGGGCCAGCTCAATTCGCGGGTCGAATCCACAACGGTGATTCAAGAATCCATCACCAGTTACAACTACCGAACCGGCTATAGCTATTCAGCTGCAGGCCATAACGTCGAAACGGTGGGCGATGTGCCCATCTCGCCTGATGCCACCGTCACCAACAATCAGACCGTCGGTGGCGTGAACTTTTCTTGGACTCGGTGTTCTCGCAGTAATCGCGGCGCTCGGCAGCCCTGCTTACGCCAACACAACAGTCGCAAACCCTTCGAGCACATCGACGGGCTCAGTGGTCAACAACGCCTATCAGATGATGACTGGGCCGCATCCGATTTACCGGATGTCACAGGGGATCCAGTGCCCAGGACCAACCCTTACGGTGTCGCCTTTCGTCACCGGCAGCAGGAACTTTGACCTGCCGTTTGAGTCAACAACGCGGACGCCTGTTTATTCAACAGCAGACAGCAACGATGACGGCGAGCCTGACTCCCCAGGCAAGGTGCTCTACTACTCAGAGTTGCCACGCTTCGAGAAAGACCGACGCTCGCTCAACTACGGCATCACGGCCACCTTCTCTGTGCCGCTAGACCGTGGCTTAGCTGATCAGTGCAAACGAGCCGTCAACACAAACATCAAATTGCAGGAGCAGTTGTTGGCCACCAAACGCCTAGAGCACGAGTTGTTTAGGGCTCAAAAGTGCGGGGAACTTGCCAAGGCGGGCGTGCAATTTACGGGCCAAATGTCAGTGGTGTGCAGTGATCTAATTGTCACAGTGCCCCCGGTCAAGATGGTGCCCCACACGCACGCTATTTCCGCGCCTTCCGCTGCGCCTGCTTCCGCAGGAAAGTAGAGGGCCGCGCCTCTTTCTTGCGGGTCACAATCTCCTTCGCCTTGGTCAGAAGCTTCTTCACCACCGGCTTGATGATCCGTACCAAGAACGGCGTGCTGAGCGCGGCAGTGGTTGCAACAACAGCAATGCCTGCGGTCTGCGCTGCCTCGTAGGGCGACGGCACCGCTTTGATCAGCTGCTCCGTCACAGGAACGTTGCGGTAAACCTCTTTGCAGACACCATCGACTAGCTCGTAAGACTCCAGGATCTTGCGGCCATTAGGTGACAGCGTGCCAATCTCTGCCGCATCTGCTGGCGGGCATTTCACCTCTGGCGGTTGTTTGTCTTTTGGCGGTGGTGGCTTTGGGTCAGCCTTTTGCTGTGCTGGCGGATCCTCTTGTTCTTGATTCTGTGTCGGTGTCGGCTCAATGATCTGCAGTTTGCGCGGGTTCCAATCCAGCGGAACGTAACTGGGGATCTCACCCTCAGGGCAAGAGATGCCAACACCATTCGGGTCATCCCGCAGCAGGGATGGGTTTAGGTGTGCGTCTCTGTGGACCCTGGCACATCCTGGCTTTTGGTATATCGGACGCGGCGCTAAGTTCTGTGTGACCGGCGGTGGGAAAACACGCGGCTCAGGGATGGGCCGTATCTCAATCGTCGGAATCTCAATATCAGGAATGTCGGGCATGAAGTCAGAGCGGTTTACAGCAGGTCAGCTGTGGATTGAGAGGAACCGCAGGAGAGAGGGACCGCCCATTGTTTACACCGTAATGAACGGAACCAGCGCCAGGCCGTTTACAGATACAAAGGCCATTTTGAAGTGGGTCAAGTGGCCGAAAGGTACGCCAACCGGGGACGCCTTGCGCGAATGGCTAGCTTCGTTTGAACAGAAACAAGAAGCACCCGCGCCAGAACTGGACATGGCGAAAATCAAGTCTGAAGGCTTCGGGCCGGAAGCTCATGACGACGATCCAACCGCCAACACCAAGATGGTGGTCTGATTTTTCCTGTGCTATAAATGGCCTAGGCATACCCCCTACCCCTGCGTCGGATGGGTCGTCACTGCTCGCAAACCTGTGTCAGCCGCGACCTGGCCATCGTCACTGCATTGTCTGATCAGACCAGGAGAACCCTCGGGACGCCGAGGGTTTTCTTGTGTCAAGGCATCTTGAAAGGCACAGCTGGACCAGTGCTGGTTGGCAGCTTTGGCATCTCAGGCATTTCTGGGACGGGCACCTGATCAAGGATCGTTTTTGTCAGCTCTAGCTTCAGCTCGCTGGCGTAGTTTTTGACCATTGACGGCACGCGCGTGTAAGCCATCACGCCCATGACGGCCATCGTGCCAGACATGACAAAGCCCAGAACGCCGAGCAGGTTGTAGACCTTTTGCATATGAAAAAGGCCCCTACAAAGGGGCCAAGAAACGTGTGAGGTTCCAACCAGAAGGTAACTCAGAAAGAGAACTTGGCGCCAGTCTTGAAACCGAGGCCCAACTCATCACCAGTCCCGAACGAAACCTCGCCGTAAAGAGGGCCGCCGCTGATGCCAGCCTTGCCTGTGAACTCAACTTCACTTTTGGTGGAGTCAGGGAAAACAGCTGCAGGCCCCAACTGGACATAAGCACCGTTCTCGAAGTCATAACCGAGGTGCGTCTCAAGGATTCCAGATCCAGTTCCAGAATCCAGGCCGACGCCGACGTTCAGCTCAGGGTTGACGTACCAATCGGCTTGAGCAGGAGATGCCAGCACAGCTGCCGAAACGACGGCACCACTCACAAGAAAAGTTTTGAACATTGGAAAGGGGATTAACGTTTTCCTTGGCCACGATACTTCTTGCGGCCGTGTGACACTTTCGAGTGCTGTCCATCACCTTGTTTAGGCCGGCTAGGGACAAAGTTTTGCCCGTTAAGTGACTTGGCCATCAGTAGCCGTCAGTTGACTCCAAATTGCGGTATTTCTCCGCCAAGCCAACAAAAAGACCATGCTGAGGATGGCTGATCATGTCGCGGCCATCAAGGAAGAACAATTCTTCCATCCACAGCACTCTTGCCTTTTGCACGGCAACATCCGTCGCGCCATAACTGGCGGTCATCAAAGGGTCAGGGCGTTGCATCAGATCACCAGCCTGAAGGTTTGCCAGACGCCTGAGTCGGATTGATCTGCTCAGTGATCCGTGCAGCCAGTGCATCTTGGATCTCAGTGACCTTTTCATCTCCACCGAGTTTGGCCTGCACAGCAGCCACGATGTCAGCCTCAGTCAGGTCTTCAAAGTCGGCCAAGGTGTCAGGACGATCAAGGCCAATGCTGCCGTAGGCGCCAGAG